TCCTGAAATTGTACAAATTAATGACAGGTTTTTGGAACTACAACAACCTGTTCGTGTAACCACAACACAGCTATGGAGCATACAAGCAGGAACTCCTTTTCAAACAACTCTTGGTAAAGTACAATTTTTTCCAAACATAACTATTGCGGGTAATACTATTTTTAGTGGTTCAGCAACTATACCTACAGGTACAACTTTTACTTGGGAAATATCTTTACGAACAACAGGCACCAATTCAGTTCCAGGCACATTAGTTGGTTTTCCTGCTACTGATGAATATAAATCCTCAAACGGTAATTCTCCTTTAAATATTTCATTTGAATTTAGAACAACCAGAGATTACAATTCTATAAACACAATGTTGTTAAGCGCAGAGTTTTCTGATGCGGTAGGAGTAACAAATTTTCAACCAATATCAAACTCTAACAATGGTAACACATTAACTGATTTATTTAATACTGCTATTATAGCGCCAGGACCTACTAATTCAGGAGTAGTTTCTG